GTCTTCTCGTATTTTTGAATCTTGATTTCTCTGATTTTGACTCATCATAATCAAACTCTGTCTTATTTCTAACTAGATTGCATGACCACATGTAATCAGAAATTATCTTGCATTTGTTAGATTCCATTACAAGGAACTTCAGGAGGTTACTGATACCAGTTTTGAACTTGTTTTCAACCTTGAGTGTGTTTAGGAATCTTGTTTCCATCCTTTTCAAGACAGCTTTACTTTTTATTATATCTCTCAAATTATTCAGACTAATTTTCTTCCCTTTAAGTTCATCATCAAAGAATGAGTTTTCAGTGACTTTTAGGAAAGGGAAATTGGGACTATGTGCAACATCTTTGAATTGGTCAAAGACTGACCTTGCAGTTGTCCCATTCTTTACTGGAATCTGTAAAGATTCTGTGATTGAGCATAAGAGGGAATCAAGTTTATATCGACTTGAACTAGATTTTCCAGTGTGAGCTTTAACTATTTCACCAATCTCCATTGCAAGCCTAGTGTCATAAGATCTTCTGTTTAGAGAGCCAATTAGACCATTCACGGTTGGAGGCAATCTTGCATTTAAACCAAATTTCCCACCTTCGTCAGTCTCTACAAGATGTAAATGAGGTTGTACATTCAAAGTTTTAGATTCATAGTTCTTAGTTACTTGATCATATTTACTAGATGTCAATGTTGATTCCAGTAGAAACCTAATGTAATTCTGGGATTCATCTGGAGTAAATCTTTCGGATCTTATTGAAGATATTCTAGTACCTATGGGACTTATGATGGCAGAGACTGGATCAATTACTGGAAGTCCCAGGATTTCAGGTGGTAAAGTCCATAGATAACTTATATCCTCCACATTCAAATTATAGAGATATGATGACCACAACCTATATGCATCTAACACAAATGTCATCAAACTTAAACCCAGAATACAACATAGATAATAGGAACCTCCTTTCCTATAGAGATCATTACATTTACTTATACAAGCAAGTAAATCTTCCCCAATGTTGCCAGATGTCTGTATAGATGAATAAGCAATGCCGAATTTCCATACAGAGACTATAGGTTCACCATTTAGCATGAAAAAACCATTCATCTCTGAACCTTGGGAAGAAGCTGTAAATTTTCCAAGATTTTCTATGAGACCACATGAATAATTAAATCTACTTATGTAATTCTTTATTCCATTGTGCACTTTCATTGAGTCACCTTTAGGATAAACTACACATGTAAGACTGTCATCACTTGTCACAAATGTTCTCCATTTCCAACCCAAAGTTTCCCTAGTTAATTTGGAAGCTAATCTACACATGGCTGCATGTTGTATGCTGCTGATGATCCCACCTATCCCTTGACCTGCCATGCCTTCAACAGGCTCTGCATAAAAGGTACTTTTGGGACCATATTTATTCCCATTGTGATATTGATCTAATATTTCATTCATGACTTTTGATGTGAAACCTTGTTCATATATTCTTTGATCAGGAACTTTAAAAGCCTGTTTAACATTGGATATCTGTTTATTGATACTTTCAATATTCACTTTCCTGATGTCAAGAGCTTGCTTAACTATTTCATGAGGATATGCAACTTTCCTTTTGGATGATTTGTATAAAGCAAATGAGAAGTTGTTAAATGTTTCCTGGTCTTTGGAAATGATGAGAGCCGTAAGCAGCATACTGGCATTTTTCCTGTTTGGGCCAAATCTACTCTTATCCTGATTTACATATATAACCTCATATTTATCTCTAGATGTTACTTCTCGTTCAAATTCCACAACATTTTTGTATATGACCTCTTCTTTTGAAGAATGGGTTATCAAGTCTTCAGGTATTTGTTCACTAGCCTTTGCTGCCACAATTTCATTTATTAAGCTTAGAACCCCAAACTCTATATTAAGAGTACTGATCTCCCTAGATTTGCCTGGCGCATCTTTCTCTGAAAATTGACAAATCATGTCAGATGCTCTAACATATGATGAACTCATAATTTTTCTTGTTACACTTAGCATATCAAAACAGACCTCACTGTCAATTGTGTTTGTTATGGTGTTAGCATCATCAATGTTGGAGTCCTCATGTTCTAATCTTTGAAGCATCACACACATTGCTGTGACTTTTCTTTTAGCCAGATTTGAGTTCAAATCTGTGAGTTTCAAACTAGTAGTAGAGCCCTTTATAGTGAATAACTCATTTATGGGCTTTCCACTCAAAATTTCTGACATAGAGACAGTCTCTATTTCCAATCTCAGATTAATTAAACCCCAAAATTCATGCCAAAAGTTATTCACCAAAGGCTTCATAGAGGTTGTATGAAGGATTCTTCTAGTGTATGCTCTTAAAGAATCTTGATTAGCTAATAGCACACTCTTGAGATCATCTATGCTACCAAGACCATTTACCTTGAGTGCACAAAATAAATCAATGGGCATTCCAATGTAAGCTTCTCTGTCATTGGTTAAAATATTATTCAAATCATCAATCTGATCCCATAAAGCTTTGACACAATCAGCCTCTGAGGAAACTCTATATTGTTTATCTTTATTAAAAGAATTAGGTTTATTGTAACTTGCCTTATTAAGAACTGCGGACGAGCTACCTCGCAAGAAATCAGGTGCCATAATACATATCTCTTTGTTTTCTGCCCTAATAACATCAATACCTGCATGCAATCTTATCAGCAGGGCAAGTTTATATACTATCATCATTCTAGAAACATAGTATACTTCCAAAACACTCTTGCATCTAGTGTCTAATATTTTATTCACTATCTGGAAAGGATCAAAATCTCGGCTATTAAGAGCTTGGTGCAGATAACGATAGGCAGTGCTCTGAATGGAATGTTGTTGAGAATTAACACACATTAATAAAGCCCCAAGTGCCAATTCTTTATCCACCAATTTCATGTTAATCAGATTGTCTGTTTCTTGTGAATAAAGTTTTTCCCTCATTTCACACAATGAAAACGACCTGAGAAGAACTTTGGGGCTCAACTCCAGTTCCCATTCTAAATTATTCTTGTCAATGCTCTTGAATTGAGATGAGGTGAAATACAATTGCCAAACAGGTGTGGAATTTTCATCAACATATTTGTCAATCCTCAAGGACTCCTTATCAGACAGTGTCTCCAACATTTCATATGCTTTTAAAGGGAGCCTCTTGAAAAGAATGACCTCATTCTGATCCCCTTTGACACCTCGTAAAGGACATGTTTTAAATATACTCATGTTGGGCATTTCAGATATAGTGTAAACCTTTCTCCATGTGGAATTGAAGTGAGGGAATGATCCAGGCAAATACCACAGTGTCCAAGATGTATAGCTTCCAGAATTTAGGAAAACCACACAGTTTGATGGGTGTTTTGTACCGACATGTGCTGCAAAAGCTTTTGCTTGCACGCCAAGATTATCAATGTAATCAAAGATTCCACTTTTCATTCTATGACTGTCAATTTTTATTGAAGGGATCATGTTCGGACTAACCTTGTAGGTCGCTATATGTGACATTTTATTTAGAGTTGAATTTTTATTCAGGTGTTGTGAAGCAAGATTGTGTATACTATAGATGGATTTGTCAAGAAATTCCTCTACTGCATTTACTGCTTGATCTATTTTAGATGCCAGAGGGACAAATTTCTTGTATGGAGTCTGACCTTGTAATTTATTATTTCTTGAGAGAAAAGTTATGAAATTATCATCAGTGGAATATTTTGGATTGAAAAGAAACTGGAAATGCTTTGCGTAAACTGTCTCTTCCACAACTTGCCATTCTTTATGGAATTCTTGCTGGTTTGGGACAACATTTGGATCCTTGAGCATTTCAAAAAATTGTTTCTCTGTTAAAGTGGTGGTGTTGTTCTTTGTTTCCTTCACATACATTATTTGTTTATGTGACACAGGTTTTGTATAAGCCACTACATCAGTATGAAATCTTGTTCTTTGGCTTTGTTGTTTATCCCAAGGTATACTGGCTGACTCAAAGACAGATAATGGTTGATAAGTTCCATCCATCTTAAAAACCATAGGGACTTTATCATCATGGCCTTCTTTACTGTAATGTTCATTAGCAACTCTCAAAACCCAAAACATGTAATCCACCCTGAAATCTAGATTAGCATGATCATTATAATTTGTCCCAATACTGACAGGGGGTCTGCAAAGTAAACCTCTCAAGTTATCTAATGCCAACAAATTTTCGAAGTCAGAAACAATAAATTTCTTAGCAACTTTATTAACATTTCCATTGTTTCTCAACATTACTAGTAGACTTTGAAACGCATCTGTTACACTAATGGAATTTCCTGTAATGAAATCTCTTAATAATGATCTTTTCTCTGCTTCTGAGGTGTTTTCAGGTATGCTCAAGACACTAAGCAAAGACGAAAAGACCTCCATGGTTTCAGATTTAAGCTTATCTAGATCATTGTGATTCACATTTGAAGAAGGCATGATGGAAATTATTTCCTCTCTTAAGATTGAATCCAAGCATTCACTAAGTGATTCTAATTCAGACTTCTCTGCAGCAAGAACCATTGGTGCCATTTTCTCTAATAACATTTCCGTTCCAGAGTCCCAAGAATTTTCAAACATCACATCCTGTCTTGTGTCATATTTTATATTTGTGGTAAATTGCAAACACAAAACACAGATCAAGCCATCATAATTTATGACAGATGCTTGATTGGACAAAGTGACAAATTTGGCATCAATGGAAGTTTGTGATGTAATGTCAATTAGGAAAAGCACACCATCATCTGACATGAATGTAATATCAGAAGCACTTGGGAAACTTTCTGAAAACACTGCATCAACATCAAGGATGATGTATTTATCTGCCAAATGTTTCGCTAATTCCAAACACATGATGAGATGTTTGAGTTCTCCATCAAAATTTGGTTTTCTCCCCACTTGGTTTCTTGAATACCATTTATCAAATTTCAGAATTTTCCGTCTCAAGATCTCTGAGCTTTCAGGTATAGTATTGAGAGAATTTAGAGCATCAAGTAGTTCCAGGGTATCAACTGAATTGTTGATCAGAAGGGATTTCTGTAAATTCACTGAATGCTGACTTGGGTGTTTTGTCACAGTTGAAAACAAAATGTTATCAGTAGAACATTCCCAAGCTGATAAATGATCTAAAATCTCAGTGAAATTCACCTCCTTAACATCCTCTTCATACTCCTCTTCTTGATCATAATCTATACCGTATTCATAATCAGCCCAATTTGAACTCAACATTTC